CGGACGCCACCGACTTCATCGTCGGCGACGTGTTCACCTTCGTCGTGGGCACGACCGCGCCGACGGTCATCGGCGGCACGGGCACCGGCACGATCTCCGCGCTGGCGCTCGGCCCGGACGCCAAGGCCGGCAACTACCGGGTGATCTGCATCGAGGCCATCACCAACGGCGGACGCTTCCAGGTCTACCGCGGCGGGCCGGACGGCGGCCAGGCGATCGGCGAGTTCCTGCTGAGTGCGGGGTCGACGAATGCCACGGCGTTCGAGACGCGCGAGATCAGCTTCACGATCACCGACGCGACCGACTTCATCGTCGGCAACTACTTCGACGTCTGCGTGTTCAACCAGCTGGCCCTCGGCAAGGTCGTGGCCTGGACGCCGGCGACCTTCGACGGGCGGCACGTGGCCGTCGGCGTGCTGTACGACAACGTCGACGCCTCGCTGGCGGACGTGGCCGGCGTGATCGTCACCCGGGACGCCACGGTGGAACGCGACAACCTGCAGTGGGGCGCGGCCATCACCGCGGCCGACAAGGCGAGCGCAGAAGCCGATCTGCTGACGCGCGGGATCGTGCTGCGGTAACGAGGAGAGACCTGAGACGGCCCGCGCCTGGCGTGGGCCGTCGTCGGACGCTCAGTCACGAGGGAGACGACATCATGCCCATGCTCGACGTATTCAAGAGTGACGCCTTTTCGGTGGTGTCGTTGACCGACGCCATCATCAAGGCACCGTACAAGCCTGGCCGCATCGGGGCCCTCGGCCTCTTCCGCGAAAAGGGCATCACGACCAAGACCGCGGTCGTCGAAGAGCAGAGCGGACAGCTCTCGCTCATCGCGACCAGCCCCCGCGGCGGCCCCGCCAGCACGCTGGGCGCGTCCAAGCGGACCGCGCGCAGCTTCCTGGTGCCGCACCTGGAGCGCGAGGCCAAGATCATGGCCGACGAGGTGCAGGGTCTGCGCGCGTTCGGGTCCGAGAACGAGCAGGCGGCCGTGCAGCCGCTCGTGGACCAGCGGCTCGCCGAGCTGCGGTCGATGCACGAAGTGACCCTCGAGTATCACCGCGTCGGCGCCATCAAGGGGCAGATCCTCGATTCCGATGGCACCACGGTGGTCTACAACCTCTTCACCGAATTCGGCGTGACGCAGCAGACGGCCGCGATCGCGCTCTCGAACTCGGCGACGAAGGTCCGGTCCGCCGCCGTGGCCATCCAGCGCCAGATCGAGGCTGAAGTCGGGGCGGAACCCATCAGCGGCTATCGCGCGTTCTGCGGCGATGCTTTCTTCGACACCCTGGTCGAGCACGCCACGGTGGCGGAGGCGCTGAAGTACCAGGAGGGTGCCCTGCTGAAGGGGGACATCCGCAAAGGCTTCGAGTTCGGCGGCATCACCTGGGAGAACTACCGAGGCAAGGTCGGATCCGTGAGCTTCTTCCCGACCGACGAGGCCTACGTCGTGCCGGAAGGCACCTCGCTGTTCGCCACCAACTTCGCGCCGGCGGACTTCTTCGAGACCGTCAACACGGTGGGGCTGCCCAACTACGCGAAGATGATCTTCGACGACGAACTGAACCGCTGGGTCAAGATCCACACCCAGAGCAACCCGCTCGCGCTCTGTCTGCGTCCGCGGGCCGTCGTCAAGGTCACGAAGACCTGACGTCGACGATCACAGGGCTGAGGGCGTCATGGATCTCCGCGTCCCACTGGGGCCGATCCTCGACGCCTTCGGTCTGCCCATCCTGGTCACGGTGCCCCTGGGGGATCCGATCAGGATGACCGCCACCTGGGTCCGGTCGCTCGAGGAGACGCAACCCTTCGGCACCGACCTCGCGCGGCGGGACCCGCGACGAGTCCTAGCGGTCCCGCGTACCGCGACTCTGGACACTATCCCGCGCGGAACGCTGATCGTCGCGGCCGAGGAAGAGGGCGGCCCGTCCCGCACCTGGCGCGTAGACGGGCTGGAGCGGACAGAGGTGGACCTCTTTCGGGTGGTTGTGGTGCCGTACGCAAGCCAATGATGTCCATTACCGTCGCCAACGCCGACGCCGTGATTGCCGACTTGAACGGCATGCAGGGCAAGGTTATGCGCGGGGCTGTGCGATCCATGAACCGGGCGATCGCCAGTGGACGGACGGCGATGGTGCGAGAGATCGCTCGAGACACAGGCCTGAAATCTGGCGATGTCCGCGACGCGCTGCCGATTCGGAACGCGACGAGCGCCAGTCCACGAGCGGCGTTCGGCGCCACGCTCAGGCGCATTCCCCTGATCTATTTCAAGGCCAGGGTCCCGAAGCGCAAGGGCGGAGTGAGCTATAGCCTGGCCGGAGGGAAGAGCTACATCTCCAACGCGTTCATCGCCACGATGCCCAGTGGACATCAGGGCGTGTTCACGCGTCGCGGAAAGAAGCGTCTGCCGATCGTGGAGTTATTCGGCCCTTCGCTGGGGCACGTCTTCGCGAAATACCGCCCGATCGGGATTCAGCGCACGAAGGACGCCTTCGACACGGCGTTCGCCCATGAACTCAGTCGGCTGGCTGACAAGCAGGAGCCCGCCGATGTCTGACCCGATCGAGTACGCGGTTGTCCGCAATCTGCAGGCCGCCCTTCAGGCGATCGCCGTGTCAGCAGGGTTCCACTACAACGTCGCCGACATCGCCGTCAAACTGGACCCGAACCACAAGGTCGAGGACTTCATCACCCCCGATGGACCCCGTCCCTTCATCATTCTCGAGCTGAAGCCAGAGGACTGGTCGTATCAGCCCGCGGGCCGCGTCGTCCTAGTGGTCCCCGTCACGATCCACTGGGTCTGTGAGTCCACGCCCGAAGAGGACGAGAGTCGATTGCGGACGTATCTCTGTGGGTGCGCCGACGTGGAGCGGGCCATCGCGAAAGACATTAGTCGCGGAGGCTTGGTCGTCGACACGCGCATCGTGAAGCGCACCTGCGACGAGTCGACCGAAGGCACGCAGGTCTGGGCGATGATCGACGTCGAGATTCGACTGCATCGGATCTACGGCGCTCCTGACGCCGGGTAGTGTGATGGGAGAAGTGAACATGGCACGCTGGTCCATTTGCCGAGCGTATCTCACGGTGCAGAGCACGCAGCATGAGTACTCGCGGGCGTTCGGGCCCGGCGCGCAGGTTGATCTCGACGAAGTCGTCGCGCCAGGCGTGACGATCGCGGACTTGGTGGCGGGTCGTGAGGACTGTTTTTCGCCGGTGGAGGAGGCGCCCTCGCCGGCCGCTCGTACACGAGCGCCGAAACTCGTTGTCGTTCCATCGCCGGAGAATCCTCCGCGCGCAGAGGAGTAAGACATCATGGCGAACACATGGCTTCTTGGGCGCACCGGCAAGGTCTTCGTAAAGCCGGAGTCGGCGTATGGCACGGCACCGACGTTCGTCGCCACCGACGCGGTGCGGCATCTCGGCGTCAACCTGCACTATTCGCCGAAGTCTCGAGTCAACAGCCCGGCGCGCTTCGCGCACCCGTCGCTGATGAACCGCTACACGCGTCGCGCCGCGGCGTCCCATGACCTGTCCGGCCTGATGTATCCGTCTGGCACGCTGAACACGAAGCCCGAAATCGATCAGATCCTCGCGGCCGTCTTCGGCGCGGCGGCGCAGAACGTCACGCTCGCGGCGACCGTCAGCGCATCACCGACCCCGACCGTGAGCGGCGCGACCGTCTCGTCCGCGACCGGCCTCGTCATCGGGCAGATGGTGCAGATCGCGATCGCGGCCGGGTCGTTTCCCGGCGTCTATGCCCGGCGGCTCACGGGGATTTCGACGCTCGCGTTGACGTGGGAGCCGGATCTGCCGGCCGCGCCGGCGGCGGCAGACACGGTGAAGGGCTGCGTCACCTACAACCTCGCGACGGCGCTCGGGTCCTCACTGGACATCGCGCACTACCCCGCCAGCGGCACGGCGCGTGAGCTGCTGGGCTGCGCGCCGGATACGCTGGAGATCACACTCGACTCGAACGATGAGCCGCGCTTCAAGGTGTCGGGCCCGGCGAAGGCCTACGCCTCGTCCCCGCAGGCGGCGCCTGGGTCGTTCACCACGGTTGGCGCCGAGAACCCGCCCTCGGGTCTCACGGGCGCGCTCTATGTCGGCGGCGTGGCCGTCGAGTTCCTGAAGGCCGTCCTGACGATCAAGAACGGGATCGACCTCCAAAACAACGCCTTCGGCACCTCGGCGGCGCAGGCGATGTACCGCAAGACGAAGCGGTCGGTCGAGCTCGCGATTGACACGATGGTCAGCGACCAGACGACGCTCTGGACGGCCGGGGTCGGCACGACCGACCAGAAGATTCTGCTCCAGGTGGGCACCGCGTCTGGCGCCATCTGGGCGTTCGAGCTGCCGGCGGTCGAGTTCGAGCTTCCGGATACGCCGGACGCGGATGAGACGAATCAGTGGTCGTTCAAGGGCGTCGCCAAGGGCAGTGCGGCGGCGGGGAACGACGAAGTGACCGTCGGCTGCATGTAGGCGTCTTCGGGAGTCACGCAATCCGCGTCGCCCGGGAAGGGCCGCGGCGCCCGGTATCCTTTGGCGCCCGGCCCGACCTCCTCTCGGCGGCGAACAGGCAGGGTCATCGGTTCAGGATGTCTCCGGTCGTCGGGGACGCGCAGCCTGTTCACGCAAGGAGGATCCCGATGGCGGTCACACTCACCGAGTTTCATAACAGCAGCTTTCCCCTGGACGGGCAGACCGTGCGGGTTCAGGTCGCACGACTGACGAAGGCGGTCGTGCTCGCGCTCGGCAACGCCTGGCAGGAGGCCGCGAGCGGGCCGGACATACCCGTGGGCGCGAACCGCTACGCGAAGCAGGTCGAGTTCGCTGAGGAGACGATTCCGTTGTATCTCAGCGTGCCGCCTGGCGAACTGCTCCGGCACGACGGATCGGAAGTGCGGACGGGTGCGGAGCTGGTCGACCTCTTCGGCGCCCGGCAGGACATCATGATCGGCCTCGCGTCGCTGATCCTGATGGAGAACCGGCTGGGAGACGCGCAAAAAAAAGTCTTGCGGTCGCAGCTCGGTTCCGCGCTTGGTTGGCCGGAGTGGATCACCGCCAAGCCTGGGGACTCACCGGCGCGAACTGTGACCGCTGTCGAGCCGCCGATCTCTGCCAGCAGCGGGGCTGCGATGGCCTCGACGTTGACGCCAAAGGACGAAAGCGACGGGTCATCTGGCACGACGGACCCATCGCCCTCCGATCCTGTCCCGTCCGACATCTGACGCCGCGTGCGTGTGAGGTGCTGTTATGGACCGAAGCCACCTGCGAGCTGCACGCCACCGCGCCCGGGGTGGCGCTCTGGACGCGCACGCACCTGGTCTCGGGCGGAGGCATCGGCGATCAGGACGCCTGGCTCTTCGATGCGATCGGGTTCGTGCGTGACGTCATGAACGAACGGCTCATGGAGACTCGACGTGGCTGACGCCTCGGTCGACATTGCGATCACCGCGAAAGACCTCACGTCGGAGGCCTTCGGGAAAGTCACGGAGGCGCTCAAGGCGCTGGGCCCAGCGGGAGAGGCGGCAGCCGGCGTCCTGGGGGGCATCGCTACGGCTGAGGGCGTCGTCGTCGGGGTCACCGCGGCGCTCGTGACGCACGCGCTGCACCTCGGCGACCAGCTGTACGAGATGTCCCTCAAGACAGGGGCGTCGGTCGAAAACCTGTCGGCGTTACGGTTCGTCGCGAGTCAGACCGGCATCGACTTCGAGTCGTTCGGCAACATTCTGTTCAAGATGCAGCAGGCGCTCGGCGCGTCTGGTACGAAGGCCGACGAGATGCAGAAGCATCTCGACCTGCTCCACCTCAACCTCCAGACGCTCAAGAACGAGAAGCCCGATCAGGCGTTTATCGACATCATGTCGGCGCTCGAGCAGATCCCGAACCGAGCCGACCAGGCCGCGATCGGCATGGCGGTGTTCGGGAAGGGCTTCAAAGACATGGCGGCCCTCACCCAGGAGAACATCAAGGATCTGATTCAGCAGGCGAACGATCTCGGCCTCGTGATGTCGACCAGTGACGCGGCGGCGGCGCACGCGGCCGAGATTGGCCTCAAGTCGTTCCATATGCAGCTTGACGCCATCGAGGTCAAGATCGGCGCCGCATTCCTGCCCGCGATGATCGGCCTCGAACAGAACATCGGCACCGTCCTCAAGGGGTCGGTCGACTCAGCGAATACCAGCCTCGACAAAATGGGCGGCGGGTCCGGATTCATCGCCACCGTGGCTCGGGCGATGGGGACCGGGAACGGGGCGATCGCCGCGCAGGTCACGCTCTACGAGATGCTGCGCGACACGCTGATCAACGTCGCGCGCTACGGCATCGAACCCGCGATCACGGCATTCGGATTCGTTGGACAGGAAGTCAACGCCGCCAAGGTCGTGTTCGGCGATCTCGCGCAAATCCTGGGCGGCGACATCGTCGCCTTCGACTACCTGCGTCTCGGCCTCTTGAAGCTGTCCTCGATCACGCCTACGGGGATGGTCTTCTCGGCCGAAGTCAAGAAGGAGATCGATGAGGTCAACAGTGACCTCACGCGGCAGATGACGCTGATGGTCGCGCGGGTCGCGTCGCTCCAGACGGATAAGCAGAACGAGAAGTGGTGGGCAGACTTTGCCGTTGAGGCGAATACCCGTGTCGAAGCGGCGCTCAATCAACTCGGGTCCACCCATACCGACGTCGCCGCCGTGATCGCGAAGTTCGCGAAGATCAGCCACGACGCCTACGGCGGGATGTCCGATGCCGCCGTGGAAGCGGCGAAGCCGCTGGCCGATCTGAACAAGAAGGTTGAGGCCGACTATACGGCGATGACGCACCTGATCGAGCAGGGCGCTACGCACGACGAGATCCTCAAGGCCCTCGGGCCTGACGTCGACAAGTATGCCGAGGAGTTCGCCAAGCTCGGCCTCAACGTCCTGAACGTCGACAACCGCGCGGGGCTGATGATCGCCACGTTCCAGAACTGGCGCGTCGACGACCTCGAGCAGAAGGTAGTCGACGTCAACAAGTTCATGGCGTCGATCCTCGACGGGAAGGACCACGCCGAGGAGGACTTTCAGAAGACCTACATGCGGAATCTCGGCCTCCAAGAGGCCGCGCAAAAAGAGACGTACGACCACCTGAAGGCGATGGGCGTTGACAGTTTGCAGGCGCGGCTGGACGAATCCAACCGTGAGTTCCAGATCAAATATACGGCGGCAAAGGCCGACCAAACGACGACGCAAGAGACGCTCGATGCGATGGTGCGCGCGCACCAGGCGGCGACCGCGCAGGTCGAGTATGACTGGAAGACCGCGCACGACACGATCCGCACGGGCCTCGTCAATGTCCTCGAATCGCTGCCGCAGACGTTCGAACAGGCCTTTATGGGCGGCGGCGGCTTCATGGGCGCGCTCAAGGCCCTGGCGTCGCAGATCGTCGGCGTGTTCACGCAGTCGATTTCGGACGCGATTAAACAGGCGCTCACACAGAGTTTCACGAAGCAGGCGATCGGGAGTCTGACCGGAGGCGGTGGCGGATCGAACCTGCTCGGGTCGGCGTCGTCGCTGGCCGGACTATTCGGAGGCGGCGGGGCAAGCACCGGCGGCGTGGCTGCGTGGACTGAGATGAGCACGGCTGGGGCGGGAGCCGCAGCTGGCGCGGGTGGCGCAGGGGGCATCGGGTCGGCGATCGGCGCCTTCGCACTCGCCGGCGGGGCGGCCACGATGGGCGTCGGCGCGCTGATGGCGTATCTCATCACGTCGACGAAGACGACGTATCAGATGATCACCGAGCAAATGGATCACTTCGCCGCGCTCGAAAAGCAGCAACTCGACCTCCAGGGCAAGATCAAACAGGACAACGCCGACCTCGACGCGCTGCGGAAGTCGCAAGTGCCGGACTGGCAGGAGATGACGACGCTCGCCGAGAAGTATGGCGGGACGCTGACCGATCTCGGGCCGGTTGCCGAACAGCTGAAGATCACGGGCGAAGCGACCGACGTCATCAATGACTACGAGCGGATGATCGCCGGGTCGCATGACGTTGGCGCGGTTGCGACGCTGATGGCAGGGTCGATCAGCGGGCTCGTCCAAGAGGCGAAAGCCTACGGCGATGCAATTCCCGAAAACCTCCGTCCGGCGATTGAACTACTCGTGTCGCAGGGCAAACTGGTGGATGCGACCGGCGCCAAACTCACGGACCTGTCCGGTATCGCGTTCGGCGATCCGGTCAAGACGCAGGCCGACATCATCAGCGACGCGATCCAGACGCTCGTCGACAAGGTGTCGGCGCTCATCGATCAGTTGGCTGGCCTCGGACCCGCGATCGGGTCGGCGGCGGCGGCGGGCTCGGCGTCAACGTCGTGGGTCAATCACGAACCCGGCGGCGTGACGGGCGGCGATGTGTCCGGCGGCGGCTACGTCGACGCCAGCGGGACGTATGTCCCCGGCTTCGCTGGTGGCACGGACGGCGAGTATATCGACTTCGGGCGGGGGACGCTCGTCACGCTGCACAATCGCGAGCGCGTGATGACGGAGGCCGAAGGACGACGAGGGGGCGGCCCGTCGAGCGCGCCCATGGTCGTGCAGGTCGTCATGCCGAACGGCCGAGTGCTGGCAGAAAGCGTGTTCGATGAAATGCCCGACGTGTGGCGGGCGCGGGGCGCCCGATGAGCAGTCTCGCGATCGCGATCGCCGGAGTCGACCAGACGAGGAAGTGCTCCGGATTGCGAACGCGCGCGCAGACGAACGCCGTCGGCTCCGGGTCGATGCAGGTCGACGACCTGGTCGGCTCGGTGATCCCGGCGATCGACGATGCGGTCGCCGTCACCCTCGCCGCGGCGCCGGCCTGGTCCGGCACCGTCGATAATCCCAAGACGACGCATTTCGGCGAAGCGGTCGGCGTCAGCACGTCCGTCTCACTGCTTGACAGTATGGACCGCGCGCGGCGCGTCCTCGTCAATCGGACGTTCGCGGCCGGGACGCTGAAAGTACTTCTCACGTCGCTCTGTGCCGCGCCGTCAGGAGAACTGTACCGCGCGGGCGTGACGCTCAGCGCGTCGCAAGCGAACGGACCGACGTTGGGTGCGGTCACGGCGTCCTGGCAGACGGCACTCGACCTGCTGAATTACTTGACGACGCTGACGGGCTACGTCTGGTACATCGACGCGAGCAACGTGCTTCGCATGTGGGGCGTCGGCGACCTGTCGTCGGGCGTCACCGTCAGTCGCGCCAACGGGAACTTCATCTCGGCGACGTGGGAGCGCAAACGCGCCGCCTACCGCAACCGGCAATACATCGACTACGGGCCAGCCGGGACGCAGGTTGACGTGACGCAATCGTGGACGGCGAACGGGGCCGACGTGTCGTGGTCGACGACGTTGGGTCAGCCGGTCGTCGATCCGCCTCCGGGCTACTGCACACTCGATGGCGTCTACTGCACCGTCGGGCCGGGCGCGTCGTTCACGTGGTCCGTGACGAATGGCGTCGGGACGCTCGCGATCGGGACGGCGTCGGTGCCGACAACCGGGCAGATCCTCTCGATCACGTTCCGCGCGCAGTATCCCTTCACGACCTCTCAGGAGAACGCAGGCGAGATCTCCTCGAAGGGTCCTTGGGAGATGCAGGAGACGAAGGCCGAGATTCTGACGCTCGCCGAGGCGAACACCTACGCGGCCGCGCTGGTCGCCAGTTCGATCGCGCGGCCGAAGCTGCCGGTCGTCGTGACGACGTCTGCCGTCCCGCCTGGCTACACGGTGACGGTCGACCTGCCCGAGATCGGCCTGTCGGCGGTCCTGTGCCTCGCCACCACGGTCGACGTCGAATATGTCGACAGCGATGCGGGCACGATCCAGTGGTACACGCTCACGCTGGTCGATGGCACGAGCGTCAAGCAGGAGACAGCGACGGACATCTGGCGCTCGGTGATTGTCGGCTCCGGCGCGTCCAGTGGCGGCGGGTCGTCGTCCGGGGGCGGCGGCGCTCTCGTGCCGTCTCCGTTGGATCCGGTGTCGATTGACTTGGGCGGCTCGCGGGTGGAGTCCCTGTCGTGGGCGGGATCGGCCGTGTGGGGCGACATTCCCGAGCATCAGATCGACGTCGAGTTAGACGGCGATCTGCTCGGGACACGCTACCCGCATGTGCGTGCCGAGTTGTGGGCGGTTCACGCGGGCGTCGGCTGCACCGCGCGCCTGCGAAACATCACCGATGGTACGACGGCTGGCACCAGCAGCAAGATCACGGCGACCACGCCAACCGAGACCATCTTCGTCGTCACCTTGGCCGCGGGCAAGAAACGCTATCGGCTGCAACTGGTGTCCGACACCGCCAATGAGGACGTCTATGGCATGGGACGCTTTGAAGCGGGTTAGCCTGCTGGCGCTCGCGATCGTCGTGGCGTGTGCGCTGCCCGCGTCGGCGCAGCTCATCAATCTGCGGGTCGACAACCTCTTTGCCTCGGCCAGCGTCACGATCGGCGCGCAGGGGTTCAGCCTCAGAGACACGAACGGCACGGGCGACAAGTGCCTCTCGGTGCTGTACGGCAGCGCCGCCGCGCAATGGGACTTCTGCTATGGGTCTGGGACGTCGACCTTCCCTGTCGCGTTCATTCCCCACGCCGGCACGGTGTCGGACCTTGGGTCGAAAGACCGCAGCGGTGGGTATTGGAGCCGTGGATTCATCTCGACGCTCTATGCTGCCGCGGCCGCGCTCAGTGGGGGCACGCCCAGCGACAAGGGGCTGGTGATTGCGAGCGGTGTGCCGGCGAGCACCACGACGAACCTCTACAACTCTGGCGGGGCGCTGTACTGGGCGGGGTCGGCCCTCCTCGCCGGATCTGGTGGTACGGCGATCACGTCGCTGGGCGGCAACGTGAGCATGGACGGGGGCGCGACGAACCAGGGCCGCATCCGATGGGCAACCGGCAACGTCTTCGAGATCCGCAACTACGCGGACAACGCGTACATGGGCGCCCGGTTGCTCTCCGGATGGTTCGACGGGGGCGGCCTGGCCGTCTGTGCGTCGTCGGGCTGCGGTGGTCCATCCGACGCCGGCATCGTGTTCGGTAACGCGGTGCCCTCGAGCACGGCCTACAACCTCTATCGATCGGGCGCGGATCTCTACTTCAACGGCAACAAACTCTCGACGACCACCGGCGTCACCGGATCGGGCACGGCCGGCAAGATCGCGAAGTGGAGCGGCACGAGCGGCATCACCGACTCCATCTTCTCTGAGAGCGGGTCGGACGGCACCGTCACTGGCACGCTGACGATCAGCGCGCAGCCCGCCGCGCGCGTCTACAAGTCGGCCGACAGTGCGGCGTTCGCCGACGCGTCGGACACCGTCATCACCTTCGACTCGGAAACCACGGACGTCGGCGCGTGCCACTCCACGTCGAGCAACACCAGCCGCTTGACGGCACCGGTGGCGGGCGTCTACCTGGTCACGGGGACCGTGGAGTACTTCGAGCCCACGAACTGGGGCACCTTCCGCCAGTCGGCGTGGATCCGCCTGAATGGGACGTCGGCGAACGCGATTGCCAAGACGGTGATCCAAACCGGGAACTTCACGACCATCACGCTCAACATGTCCGGCCTGATCTATCTGGCGGCGAACGACTACGTGGAGCTGCTGGTGCGGGCCGATGGGGGGCCCGGCGACGCGTATGTGAAGGGCGGCACCACGTATCGAACGCACTTCGAATTCACGAAGGTGAACTAGCGCGGACACGAGGCGCCTTTCGCGGGCGCACGGGAGAAACGTCACATGGATGCAGAGTCGATCAAGTGGGCGGTGAGCCAGGGGATCGGGGCGACGTTGGCCGTCGTGATGTTCCTCATCTATCGCAAGGACGTCCATAACGCCCTCAATTCCTGGCGCGAGCAAACCAAGATCCTGACGAATCTGGTCCAGGAGTGCACCCGGGCGCTGCAAGCGAACACCGACGCCGTGCGTTCGATGGATCAGAAACTGCCGCACGCCTGTCCGATGGTCGATCAGATCGCCAGCGGGTCCGTCGAGGTGATTACGCGGCGCGGCACCGCGACGATGGATCGTTGGGTAAATGAGGGACGCGTCTCGGGTGGCCCTCCGGATAACCGATGACCGACACGATGCAGCAGTAGCCAAGACTCCCCGCACCAGAGCGCCGCCTGATCAGCGGCGCGCTCCCTGGCTGGCTCGCCAGGCGCGTGCGGGGTTCCAAGAGCCGTGACGACGACAGCCACGTCACCCGTACCCGGGGGGCCTCCGGGAGCGGTGGGCGTGGCTGTTGTCGTTGGGGCCGAAGGATTCAGAAGGGACCGCATGACGACCGTTCGCGAGATTCTGCTCAGCCTATATACGCGCCCGGCGCGCCTCACCTTGGGGCTCACGCTCTTTGGCGAGGCTCGAGGCGAGCCCACCGAGGGCCAGGCGGCCGTCGCCTGGGTCATCGTCAATCGGGCCCGGCAGCGCCGGCAGACCGTGCAGCTCGTCTGCCTGTCACCGCATCAGTTCTCGTGCTGGCCCGTCGGCCAGGCCACGGATGGGAACCAGCTCACGCTCCTGGCCCTCGCTCGGAAGGTCCTCGCCGACGAGCTCGTGAACGACCAGGCCTGGTTCGAGTGCCTGGTCGTCGCCGAGGCCGTCCTCGCCAGTCAGACCACCGATCCGACGCACGGCGCCACGTTCTACTGCACCGCGGCGCTCCTCGAGGACCCCGCCGAACAGCAGAACTGGTTCGTGCGCATGGTCACGACCAGGCACCTAGTGGAATCCGCCCGTGTCGGGCGGCACGTGTTCTTCACGGAGACGACGTGATGCGCGAGACCTCCTTTCCGAGCGGCCCATTTCCTGGCGTGACGTTCTTCCAGGGCGTTTTCGCGGTCGCCTCGTTCGAAGGCGGCGGCCTCACGGTGCGGACGTTCGGCGCGGACCTCGTGCCGCGCGACGTCGTCTTGGTGGATCCGCTCGTGGGCAGCGAGGGCTTTCCGCGGATTGCGGGCGGGTGGGTGGCCTACAAGGACCAGGACCTCGATGCGGCCGGGCATCAGTGGGCGCACGCGATCCTGCGGCCGTGGCGGGACGACGGCTACCCGAATCAGGACCTGATGGACTTCGGGCCGGCGCCGGGGAACTTCCCCGTGGCGATGGACCAGGTGGACGGGCGAATCGTCGCGGTGCAGGCGTGGGACCAGTCGCGTCCGGTCCCTGGTTCCAACCCCGTGACCTACGGGTGGTACTACATTCGGGTCTACGACCGGATGCAGCAGCGGTTCCTCCCCGAGATGATGCGCGACGGCGCGCCTACGGGCATCAGCCGTGTGATCCCAGGCTACAAGGCGTTCACGGTCGACGAGGACCGGTGGGCGATGCCGGGAGGCACGACGCCCTTCTGGACGGGCGGCGGGCTGAGCGTGTGCGAGGGGCCGCACGGCGGCGTGCTCTGCCGGCTCCTGAACGGGAAAGAGCTGCTCCTGTGGCCGTGGACGGCCCGCTACGCCCCCGTGGCTCAGTGGGACGGCACCGGCTGGCTCGTGGTCTCGGACGCCTACACCGAGACCGGCTTGCCCTGTCACCTGGCCTACGTGACCGAGGCCGACTTCGCGATGCCGGTCGTCGAGCAGCCGCTCCCGGTGCACGTCGATCCGATCGGGCGTCCGCTCGAGCTGGGCTACTACAAGGCGGCCGGCCGCTACCGAGACTCCGCACACCCGGACGGCGACTACGTGACCGAGGCGCTCGAGGGGGCGGCGACGTGCATCTTCATCAGCGCGACGCAGAACGAGTTCGACGTCGCCGGCGGGCAAGACCCGGTGGCGCTGACCACGAAGGCCATCCGCGAGGCCGTGGCGGCTGGCAAGCACGTCCTCCTCGACGGTAACGAGACGACGATCCAGTGTGCCGCCCCGTACTGGGACGCGGTGGCCGGCATCATCGTGTCGGCCGAGGCCGAAGCGGGCGTGACGGACTGGGAGTCGAACGTCGCGCGATGCGAGCAGCATGCCCGCGACGTCCGGGCGTGGATCGCCACCTACGGGCGGTCGCCGCGCCTCATCGCCGCCTACTTCGATGGGGACATCACGGTCGGGCCCGGATGGCGGATGCCGCAGGGCTGCGATGCCGTGGTCCTGAACGGCTACATCGGGCCGGCCTCTCCCGAGACGATTCCGGACGCGCAGCTGATCCTCAGGAATCGGCTCGCGCGGCAGCTCGCCCTGGTGCCGCCCGGCGTGCGCGTGGCCCTGGCCGCGCAGGCCTACGACCGCAACGGCGCCTGGGGCGCGGCGAAGGTGGCCACCACGCTCGCCGCGCTGCAGCCCGTGTATGCGGACGTCGCGCGGTCCATGGCCTCGGTCATCTGGCTGCTCTGGTTCGCGTACTCCCGTCCCGGGGGAACGCTGACGTACGCCTCGGCGCTGCGGCCCTGGCACCAGGCCATCTATCAGGCGATGGGCGGCACGCCGCCGGCCATCGTGATTCCGGAGGGAGACGTGCAGACACCCGCGGTGACCGTCCGCAGCTTTTCCGACACGCAGATCGTCGTGGACGACCTGCCGAACCATACGCACATCGTGATCGACCTCATCCCGACGGGCGTGCCGCACGAACGCGACGTGCACGTCGCCATCTCGAACCCCGCCGGCGCGAACCGCTCGGGGCTGACTCGGAAGATCGTGGTCCCGTGACCCAAGGAGACATCGTGCGACGTCTCATCCTGCTGGCTGCGCTCTTCTGTTCCGCCTGTCTGCCGGTCAAGCCTCCGGTCGTCTCGCCGCCCGTGGCGGCGCCGGCGACATACGTGCTGGCGGTCAACGTCTTCGAGGGCGATCCGGACCTGCACAACAACAAGCCCGGCGCCCTCGTCAGCATGGTGACGGCGGCCAATCCGGCGGGAAGAACGGGGACGACGGACGGGGCGGGACACGTCTGGTTCACGTTGCCGAGGGGCGACTACGACGTCTGGTGCGAGGCTGAGGGATTCCTCCGGGCCGAACAGCACGTCGCGCTGCTGGCGCCGGCGAGCATCAACCTGGTGCTCGTGCGGAGCGCGCCTCCTGAGGTGACGCTTCCGCGCCTGGTGGCGCGTGGGCAGTTCTTCGGGCTGGAGACCGGCGCCGCGTTCACCGCGGTGGAAGCCAGCGATTTCAACCTGTTCAATCGCTACCAGAGCGGCGAGGACATCGAGCCGGTCGTGCAGCAGCGCGCGGACGCGGGCTTCAACATGGTGCGGGTCTGGACCCTCTACTCCCTCGACGCGTCGCACATTGGCGTGCTGTTGAACCCGGACTACGCGAAGATCCCGGCATTCGCGCAGGTACTCGCGCGGCACGGCATCTACGTCGAGTTCACCGCCTACACCTCCACGCAGGATCCGGCTCACTGGTCGCGGCTCATCGAGGCGTCGAAGAGCAGCACGAACATCCTGGCTGAGCTGATCAACGAGTCCGACCAGCCGGCCAATGCGATGGACCTGGCGCCCTACGCGCAGGCGACGGGGCTGCTCTCCTCGCACGGGAGCAACGGGGCGGAAGCATGGCCGGTCCAACCCTACTGGTCCTACCTCACCTTTCACACGAACGGCGCCTCGGAAGAGCAACGGAAGGTCGGGCACAACGGGATGGAGATCGCCAATCTCCCGGTCCTGACCAATGAGACGTCCAGGTATCCCGACGTCGGGATGTGGGTCGGCGCCAGTCTCGACCGGCAGGAGCAGCTCGCGTTCGACTCCGCGGCCGGCGCGGCGCTACTCGACGCGGGGGCGTGCTTCCACAGCGTGGCGGGGAAGTCGTCGACGCCGTGGGACGCGGCCACGCTCGCGGTCGCCCGGGCATGGGCATCGGGCGCGAAGTCGGTGCCTCTGGACTGCCAGAAGGGCGCCTACAAGCACCGCGCGGACCTCGAAACATCCGACCTACTGCGCGTCTACCAGCGCGGGGATGACCCCGCGTGCATCGTGAAGATCAGAAAGTAGCGCTCGTCAACCGTCAGGAGGGTCTATGGACTCGTCGCAGTCGCAGCTCATCGGATACGCCGTGCAGGTCGTCTTCGCGGCGCTCACGTCGTTCGTGCTTCAGTGGTTGAAGAACCAGAAATGGTTCCCGTTCCTGAACGCCTGGTCCGCGACCTGGTGGAAGTACACCGTCTCCGCGATCGTCGCGGCGGCCGTGGCGGCCGGAATCAGCTTCCAGTTCGACCCCACGATCGGTCGGCTCATCATCGATGGGCTCACCTGGGCCGCGATCGGGCACGCGCTGCTCGCCTTCTGCGTCTCGTTCGCGACGCAGCACCTCAGCTACGAAGGCATGGTGAAGAACGGATCGGCGTCGGCAGCCATGCCGCCCCCGAAGGCGATCGCGCTCGTGCTCGCCTGCGTGCTGGCGATGGGCGCGACGGGCTGCGCGGGCTCCCTGCGTGACCGGGTCCGCACCGCGGCCGTCATCACCAGCGACACGGTGCTCACGCTCGATCAGGAGGAGCGCATCCTCTACGCCGGAGGGGCGTACGGTTCGGATCCGGCGCCGGCGAAGGCCAAGCACCTGGCGATTGGGGCCAAGGTCGACGGGGCCATCGTGGCCGTGCTGGTGTTCGAGCGAGCAGCCAAGGCCTGGCCGGTCTCGATGCCGACCCTGCCGACGGACGTCGCGAAGGCACAGACGGACGCGCTGGCCGCCCTTACCGAGCTCGCGCTGATCGTGAAGGACGTCCCGGGCAACGGCAAGTTGCTCGCCAACATCGCGAAGGTGAAGGAGAAGATCGGCGGCTGATCTGGCCGTGTGTCAAGCAGTCCGGTCAGTTTGACGATTTGCGCAAGTTGACGATTTGCACAGATAGGAGACCCCGATGACAGTAGCAGCAATCCTGGCCTTGATCGACAAGGCGATGACGCTCGTGCTGGAGCTCAAGGCCGCCGCGGAGGCCGCCGGCGTCACCGACGCCGAGATGGACGACCGCGAGGCCAAGCTGGTCGCCGCGCACCAGGCGCGCCAGGCCGAGGCCGCCGGCGAG